TTTTAAAACCTCCATAGTTTATTATATTTTTATATTATAATTATATCAATTATGTATGTATATGTATATATTATGTTATGCTTTCACATAGTTTCACATAATCACATGTGATGCTTGACTTTATGCGGTGGTTGTGCTTGTGGTGTATGCATTGATCGTGTAAGTGCCAACCCCCCCACAGGGTAAAGATCGGGGCTTGGTTGGGGTTGGGTAGGGGGATACACCCCCACACATACACACACACATTTCGTTTTACTCCCACAAAAAATCTATTGACATTATTCTTTCTAAAGTTTATAATATAGGTGTATCAAATATCATTAGTTCACCCAAAGCATAGTTTACCTCCCGATTAAAGATAGGTTAATAGCCTGTCTTTTTTCTTTGCAAAGAATAGTTGCATTTAGGCATACGTTTTGGTATAATAAAAGTGTAAAAAGAAAAGGGAGAGTGATTATATGCCAACAGCTAAGATATTAACTGAAAGAACTAAGAAGGAATTACTTGAATTAAAAGAACTTGTGAGCAAGACGTTAGAACATACATGCATTCATGAATGGCATATTGGTATTGACGTTACGCATTATGAAAAGCCATGTTATGTGATAAGTTATCGTTTGATAGATGAACCGAGAGATAGTAAAATAATTTTATATAGTGCCGATCAAGTGAAATCTCAACTATTGGAGTTGCTTGTAAAGTATGAAAAATAAAGTAGCTAAGAGAGATTATGTGGAATTTAAAGATGATGAAGGTTATTATAAGTGTCCAATATGTGGAGGAAGTCATTTTAAGCATTTAGGGACAGCACAAATAAAGACAATGCCGTTTGAAGGTTATCGTTGCATAAGTTGTGGCGAAGAGATAATCATTAGCCATGATTTGATGTATGATAAAATAGAGTTAGAACAAGAAAATGAGTTAAAACGTATAATTTCAGCGTAATTTGGCTCATTTTTGATATATTTTAGTATAATTGACTTGCAATATTTAATGAAAACATATATTTTATAAGTAGGAAGGGTGGTTTTTTATGGACGAAAAACAAAATATCAAGTGGGACACACCAGCTGTAGAAACAGTTACTGAAAAAGAATTAGCATACGACACTATGCTGTACGGTAACCAAAGACATGAAAACTCTATCGTTCAATTTGTCAATAAAGAATTAGCCGAAAAAGGTGTGCTGGCTACTACGTTATTTACACTTTTTATGGATAAAGACTATATAAATCCTTATACGGGAAAACATACATACATGAACATTGAAGAAAGTTACATTTGTTCTGGTGTTTATAGCGATAAATACTTAGAAGAAGTCTATCACGTGTATGAAAAAGAAGTTGAGAAACAAGAAAAAGGTGTTACATGGATTGATTATGAAACAGTTTATGAAATTAAAGACGCTAAAAAGAACCGTAAGATTAGAGCCGAAGCAGTTCATTACTTTAATCGCGAAGGTTTAGGGCAATTCTTCCATTCAACACTCATAGAACAACTCGGTAGCATCCCAATTCAAGATTTATTAAAGAGTGCAATGATAAAAGACGCATTGTTTAGTGAAGATGTAAGAGATAAAAACACAAATAGAAAAATGCTAATTGATGTTTATGGCATGAAAGTCGTAAAACACGATCAAACCATTAACTTACGTAAACGTGGCGGTGGCGAAATCATAGAAGATATTGCTTCTACAACGGGCGGTGGGTTCTTACGTAGAACACCAATTAAGATTGAAGGTGAAGAATAATGCAAAATATCTTAATTCCTGATAACCAAAAGCCAACATTAAGCATAGACCAAATAAAATTCAATACTGAAACTCTCAATGCAAAGTTACAAAAGATAGGTAAAAGTTTAGAAGAAGACTTAGCTAATGTAGATGTAGAGAGTTTAAATCCAGATAAACGTGGTTACCCAAAATATTTAGATGGGACATTTGATAAAAATGGCATTCCCGTATCACCAAAATTAAAACAAGCATATCAAAATATCGTATTAGGCATGTCACGTATCAACCTATTTGAAGGTGGTGTTCGTGGTGGGAAGGACGTATTAGGTATTGCACTTTTTAGTGAATTACTTATGATACACCCAGCAAGCACATTCTTAGTTTTAGGTGTTTCATTAGAACATGCGATTAGAACAGTTTTTGATAGTGATGGTTTTGGTATTTTATATACAATACCACATGGAAGACTTAGCCGTGAAAGTATAGACGGTGCACAAAGAGTTGTGTATCGTTATAAAAATTACATGGGGATTGAAAAGAAAATCTTGATTTATGGTAATGCTAACCAAAGTGATTATAAGAAATATCAAGGTTTCTCTATTGGTGCAACATATGTAAATGAAGGGACGAACCAACATTTAAAAGGTATTACCGAAGCATTAGAACGTATGATTGCAAGTCCAATGCCTGTTATGGTAATTACACAAAACCCTATTGGTAGTATGGCGTCATTCTATAAAGACTTTGAAAGCCATAGATTACCAAAAGAAGGAACATTAGAAGCAATTCAAGATATAAAAGACATGAGTGAATTTCACACAATTCAATTAGGTGACGGACAAGAAGTTGTCGGTTATAAAGGTTTTGAAGAGTTCATTTATGACAAAATGCATTTAGAAATACAAAGCCAGTTGCGTGGTTTTTTGAAGAAAAAAGAAAGACCAGATTATGATAAATTAGACGAAGCATCACAAGTCCAATGGAACAAGTTGGAAGAAAAGATTAGGTTCTCATATGAAAAGCAGTTGCGTGGTGTATTAGTTAAAGATGTTTTTGAAGGTTTCCCAGAAGGAAGTGATATTGGTAAATTCTCATGGAAGAAAGTTATATATTACCAACCAGCACATGAAAACCCTAATGGCATTCAAAACAATGTAGATTATGCGTATTACCATTTAACAATTTATGATAATAAAACATTGACCGACGCTCAAATAGAAGAAGCACAACAAGGTTATATCAAAGGTTCTTCAAGACACCAACAAAGAATACTTGGTATTAGAAAAGCAGTAGATAAAGCTGTGTGGCCTTCATTTGATGACGGTAACATATTTGATGGTGATATAAATATATTCAAGAAATTAGATACTGAACGTGTTATTGCTATTGACTTTGGTGCTGGTGTTGCATCATATATCGGTGATTATGAAATAAATTGGGACACAGGTTTAGTAGTTCAAACAAGAGAAACACATATTACACCTGAATATGCACAAATGTTAGGAAGAACAATTACAGAAGATTTTGTATATAAAGAGTATTTAAAGATACTAAAAGCTGGTAAAAAGAGTGCAATATTGATTATTGATACTGCAAACTTACACCTTATCAACTATTTTAATGATATGGGCGTTCAAACCATGCCAGCTGATAAACGTTACGAACTTAGAAAAGGAACTGACGCACAACGTGGTTTTGAAACTCAAAAAGGTAGTATGATAGGTTTAGAATTAGTAAACTTAGGTTTTGATTTAAACAAAATTAAAGTGAGTGCTGATAATTGTCCTATTGCAGTAGGCCAATGGGAAAGTTATCAATATAACGAACAAAGCGAATTAACAGGTGACGCACCTGTAATAAAAGCTAATGACGAAGCATGTGATACATTAAGATATGTAGTATCTACAATGTTAATGGGTGCAAGTTATTGGTATAACGAAGAAGGTGAAGTAATTGGCTCAATCCAAGAAGGTCAGTCATTATTACAAAGTGAAGAAAGACAAAGAGAAGAAGGGGACTTTCAGTCAAGACTACAAGAAAAAATCAACCGTAGGGGAAGTCAAGGTTTCTTCAAACGTGGGAAACAAGGTGGTTTCCAATATAACAAAGGAGGAGCAGATGACTACTACAAACTCGCAAAAGAAAGAATATACAAAAGAAATCTCAAAAATTAAAGATAGTAATGAACCTAAAAAAGTTTATACCGATCAGAATGATATTGACATGATCGTGCTTGCAAATAACGAAAGGTTCATGAATGCAAGAGAAAAATTAAGTGATAAGAAGTTTAGTGGTTTATTTCAAGATGACGTCACACAACAACTAAATAATTTATCTCAATTCATAGAAAGTAACCCAACAGTAGATTATAATACACGTGGAATGTCATGGAATATATTTAAACTTGACGAATGGACACGTTCAAAAGGTTACTTAATGAACGCATCTAATTGGCAAGCTGAACAAATTCTTGGACGTGGTATTGATTTGAACTTAGGTGATAGAAAGAAAAAGGTAAGTGAAGCTTCTAAGATACAACGTTATCTAAAAGAGCATTTATACCAAGCATTATTTATGCAACTTTACTTAGGATACTTTCATGGTGGTAGTGCTAATCTCATTATCATTAAAGGACAAACAAATAAAAAAGATTTAAAGACACCACTTATTGCTAAGGACTTAAAGAAAGGTGATTTTTTAGGACTTAAACCACTTACAAGATTATATAACATTCAACCATATTATGGAGAAGTCAAAGGTTTCTCAAAATATATTGATGATATAGGTGAAGATATAGGTATTTACGATAGCACTGAATTAGGTAAACCACAGTTTTATAGAGTATCATTAAATGCTGACTTATATGGCAAAGGACCACAAGGCAAGCAAAACGAAATAGAGTTACCAAGTCATTATATCGTTCATAGAAGTAGATTATTGATATATAATTCAAGTCCACTATCATACATTGAACAACGTATTGAACAATTCTTTGGTGTGAGTATTGCAGAAAAAGCAATTTTAAATATCAATAGATATGAAAATCTTGTAAACCAAATATCAAAACTTATGGACCGTTCAAATATACCTGTTTATAAAGTTGATAAGTTACTTAATTCTTCAATGCAAGGCAAGAAATTCCAAAAAGCAGTTGCCGATCGAATTGACGGTATTGAGTTAGCGATTATGTATGGTGAAATGATAGTTATTAACAAAGATGACGAATTTACATTTGCAAATGGACAATTCCAACATATACCTGAGTTGTTACAAGAATATAAACACCAACTTATTGCTGATTTAGGTGCGCCAGCAAGTAAGATATTCAATTTAGACGTTGATGATGAGCATGATTTTGATTATATTATTGAAGAAAAGAGCGAGAGATACCTAAGACAATGGTATATTCAACTCATTCCAATTATTTATAAATCAATGTTTGGTAAGAAGATAGGCGATTACTCATTCTCATTTAAACCACTTGAAAAAGTTACACAAAAAGAAAAGGCTGAAACACTTAAAATGGCACTTGAAATTATTAGTATTGCATGGAGAGATGGCGTATTAGATGAACAGTCATATCATAGAATGTTACTTGCTTCAACTGATAATATCAATGATATGCTTACTGAGTTAAACCAAGATTATATGGAATTTGTTGAGAAAAACGGTAAAACAAAAGAGTTTGAAACATATAATACTAAGCAAATTAAGTTAGCCGAAGCACTCAATAAATCTCAACCAGACCAAAAAGATATAGCACGTGAAGGTGGAAAAGATAATGGTGGAGATAATAGAAAAGAAACCGCAAAAACACCAAAAGTGCCATTAGATAAACGTAATAAAGAATAAAATAATAAAAATTATTTGTAAAATATATAAAAATATATTATTATATAAATAGAAAGGTGGTTGTTGCACTGTGTATAAGACATTTACAGATGGACAATTTCATGAGTTTTACCTTACAACAGAGATAAGTGATAACATAGAGGAACTTGAAAATGGTTACTTGAAGTGCAAGAATGTTATCATGGGTCGCACGGGCATACAATATTATGGCGATACAGCGGTTAATCGTCATGAAGAAGATGTCTTTCACCCAGATACACTTAAATCTATTGAGGGTAAACCTGTCACCTTACAGCACCCAAAAGACTTTGTAGATATTGATAATGCAAAAGACCTACAAAAAGGTTATATCTTAAAAGTTTGGAGAGATGGCGACAATATCGTAGGGGATATCATTATTACGGATAAAGAAACGAAAGATAAAATCCTTAATAAAGAGATGAGAGAATTATCTCTGGGGTATCAAGCGAAAGTTGTAAAGGACTACGATGGTGGTTGGAAACAAACCGAAATTGTTGTAAATCATTTGGCTGTTGTTGAAAAAGGTAGAGCAGGAAATGCAATGATCGTGGACCATTTAGATGAGTTCACAAGAAAGGAAATTGATAAAATGGACGAAAAAAATCTTACATTAGGACAAAAGTTCTTATCATTTTTCGGAATTAAGAAGGCTGTCATGGACGACAATAGTATCATTGAGTTGAAGTCAATAAATGATGAAGACGCTAAAGATAAAAAAGACGACAAAGACGCTGACAAAAAAGAAAAAGATAAGAAAAAAGACAAAGACAACGACGATAAATCAAAAAAACAAGAAGATAGTGCTGATAAATTTAATGACGACTACAAAGAAAGACGTCAAACTATCACAAAAGAAGAATTTGAAGGTGATTACGGTAAAACTACTACTGTAACAAAGACTGAAAGTGAAACAATTCACGAAGACAAAGAAGAAAATAAAGAATTATATATTGATGAAAAAGAAGGAGAAACAAAAATGGACAAAGAAAAATTGACATTAGATAGTGCATTAGCAAGAATTAAATCTCTTGAAGCACTTAAAGGCACAGAAGCCTATGAAGTTCAAATGAAAGCATTAGACGCTGAATGTGTTGAAGCTGGTATTGGTTCAATTATGCCTAAGAAAGTTGAAAAGAAAGATAGTATTTTTGACAGTGTTGACCCAAGTAAAAATGTGGTTATTGAAGATAGTGTTGCTACTGAAAAATTCAATGGTAAAAAATATAACACTAAAATTCAAAACATTTATGATGGTTTCAAACCAAGAAACTTAAAAGAAAAATCTGTTGTATCACGTTACAACGAGTTAAGAGACAAATCAAGCATTGAAATTGCTGATTTTGTCAAATAGGAAAGGTAGGAAAATAACATGGCAAAAGTAGATAAATTTGGTTTTGGTTCAAGTTTAGGTATTGTTAAGGCTGATGGTCATCTTCCGGGTCAAGTATATGGAGTGTTAGGAACTAAAATTGCTGTTCCAGCATTACCAGACCCAGCGGAAACCGATTGGCAATATGGATTTGGTGAAATTGTTGCAGTAACAAGTGATGAATTAGGTGCTTATCAAGTAAGACCTTTAAAAGATACTGATACAACATTACCAGATATGATAGGTGTAATTCAACGCGATCGTGTAGGTGGCACTGATGTAACAGGTGGTTATATCAATTATGCTAAACCAACAGTTGCGATTTCACTTTGGTTATTAGATAATATTCAATTAGGTAAAATGACAGTTGCTTTTAAAGACACAACAAGTGCAGTTAAAGGCGGGCAAGTTTATATTGGTAATGGTGATGGAACTGTTGCTGGTGCAGTATATGCAACTTCTGGAACAGGTAAAGTCGCACTTACAGGTTGGGTATTTGATGGTCCTGAATTTGAACCAACATTTACAGATGCAACAGCCGTAGCTATCGGCAGAGTTTAAGAGAGGTAATAAAAAATGACAAACATTAGAAAAAGAGAATTAAATAAAGATGGAAAACCTCTATTTGAAGTTAGTGGTTACCTTAAAAATGGTTTAAGTGCTGAGAAAGCATATGAAAATTCGTTAATTAGCGGTAAAAGTTTAACACAATACGTATTAGATAGTGAAGAAACTGAAAAACAGTCAGTTGTAAGTTTTAAAGATAGTAAAAAAGGTTTAATGAAATTTGCTGACGATTTTGCAAGTCCTAATCAATTTGCAGTAAGTGGTTTTGAATTATTTGATTTAACACCAAACTTACCAATGTCACAATTCTTCCATCAAGGTTTAATGCCTGTAAGAGTTGGCGGTGGCTTTGCTGAAACAGTAAGTGCATTAAGACTTTCTTATCAAATGGCAAAAATGCGTTTGGCTGGTGGAAATACTAACCAAGCATATACAAGCGATAGTTTACCAGAAAAAATCACAGTTCCAGCGTATGCATTCTTATACGGTTTGGTAATTGGTGAAGTAGATTGGATGAAATCAAGTTCTGTTGCATACGACATCTTAGGTTACAAATTAGAAGCTTTAAGATTATCTTACCAAAGAGAATTAGATTATTTCGCATTCTTAGGTAATGAAGGTATCAACGGTATTACAAGTTCAAGTGATAACTTTGCTGGTGGGTTATTAAACCAAGATTATACAAACGGTTATGTAGGTCACGATACAGCAAGTGCTGATTGGTCAACATGGGACGTTGAAGATTTTATCAATAAATTCATTGAAATCTTTACTGAATTAAGAGTATTAAATAGATTTACAGCGGAACTTATTCCTGATACAGTGGCATTCCCTACTGAATTATGGACAAGATTTGCACAACCTGCTGTTGTAGGAACAGTTGGTGCTTCAAGTGGTGCTGGTGTAGCAACTTCAATCTTTGATTACTTGAAACAACAAATTAGAAACGTATTAGGTAGAGATGTTAACTTTGTAGAGTTACCATACTTATCTAAAAACGCTGACGCTGATTATACAACTGCTGGTATCGTTGCAAACGGTGCTAACGAAACAGGACGTATTGTATTCTACAAAAACAGCGAAAGAGCACTTAGAATGCATGTCACAATGCCATTAGTTGGTGGTGCATTAGCATATTCTCCAACTGAATTTGGTTATAGACAAAATCATATCGCAGTAGTATCTACACCACTAATTGTTTACCCAACAACTATTTACTACTTAGATAATGCATCTGCTTAATTAAATTACAACAAGTGAATGAATTAAATTAAATATTTTAGAGTGGGGCATACGTTCCACTCTCTAATATAAGTATATAAAATATATATTATATATTTATAATAGAGAATAACTAAGATATAATATAAATATAAAGGAGAGATATTATGGGCTATTATCCAATAGACGGTTACAATACATTTTTAACTAATTGTTCATTTAATCAATTTAGTGGGACATACTTGAACCCATATAGTGTAGGTTCACAATTATCTATCACGATCAACTTCCCTGTGCTACCTGATATTAACGGTGAAACCGATTGGGATGATATACCTGATTATGAATTAGAAGACTTTTATTCAGTAATTGGTAGAACATATAAACCATATTTAGAAGACGAAAACTCATTCTTATATGTAGCATTTGAGTTGTATAGAACATTAGCACTTAACGATATTCAATATGGCAATGTTAAAGACGAAGAAAATTGGAAACGTTTAGTATCTCTTTATATCGCACATTATCTACAAATACACATTCAAGATTTAAAAGATATGGCAAATGAAAGAACATTAAATCCTACTGATAAAGAATTAGAATACTCAGTAGATAAGTTAGCATTCATGAGTAAAAACGAGTTTTATAGAACAGCGTTTGGCGTCCAATTTTGGAATAGATACAAAGTAATTGGTGCATGGGTGTTTACGGGGCATAGAACACAACGTGGTAAATATTAAGAAAGGGTAGTGATATTATGGCAATACCTACAAATGACTTTTTAGAAAAACCATATAGTGACGAACATATGGATTATGATATTGACCTACATAGATATAAATTAACTGTCGATCGTGCTAATTGGTTAACAGGTTTAGATTTAATCAAGATATGGAACGGTCAAGATAACTTAGATTGGTATTTAGAATACGTAGCAAGAGTAGCATATGCGTATATATATTCATTAAAAGATACTAAATATAAATTAAGAATGGAATATTATTTATCACATAGTAAATATATGCGTGAAGCATTAGAAGAGTTTATGGTTGATATTTTAGCATTTAACTATGAAGATGGTGGTTTCTTAATTGCATACCAAACAGGTATCAACTTAAAGGAAATGAAGGAACTTCCTATGACTATTAAAAATGCAGTAAGTGTAGTTGGTGCTAAGATAGCAGAGAATTACGGGTTTGCATATAGATACTTAGAATATGATTTTGATATTGACGACCAACGTGGAGTGGAGTGGTAGCATATGGGTAGAAATAGAACATTCCTAAATCAAGGTAATAGGCTCATGCTACAATGGGCGGTAGGTTATTATTTACCACCTAAAACACCACAAGACATTGAAGAAGTTGTAAGCGACTTGCATGACCTTACAGCAACTGATTTAAAGCAAGCGTTAATAGACCAACATAAATTTGAAGAACTTGATGACGACGTCAATAAATTATCTTATTATGAAGAACATGGTATAAGATTTCAATTTAGAGATGGTAAGAGTGATGTATATACAAAGGGCGGTTATGATACTGAACTTTTTGAATTATTAGAAAGACAATATACTGACCAAGTTAAATGGCGTATTGAAACAAATGCAACAATTAAATTTGAGCCTATGGGGAAAGTTCTTATAGGTGATAAAGAAATGGCTATTGCTAAGGTTCTTGATATTCAAACAACAGGGACAAGAGAAAATAAGTATCTTGCAATGAGAAATTATAATTATATAGAACAATTTGCAACAAAAATGCTTATTTTGATTTAAGGTGGTGTGATATATGGCACAATTTTATGTAACAGCTCATGAAGATTGGGACGGACTTACAAGCGATTTTGCTTATTGGTTGTGGAATGTTTTAATGAAAGATATTCCATATGATACGGGAAACCTTAGGTCAAGTTTTCTTTTAAAATCAAACACAAAAAAGAAAATAAGATATAGTTTTGATAAAACAAAAGCATATTATGTGGATTATTTAGAAGAAGGTGTAGGACCTGTTACTAAATACAAAGGGTTTATTAAAAACACAATGGTTGGAAATGCTATTTCTGAATTACTATATTTCATTAAAACAAACGAAACAGGCATATTAACAAATAAACCAACTGTGGTATTAAAAACAAGTTCACATAGTAATCCATTCCCTTATGAAAGACGTATATTAAAACAAGAAGGTATGCATTTGAATTATTTAAGTGCTGATGAAAGAAGAGAATTATCAAAGATTATGTATCGTTCTTCTACTAATGATATAAGAAAATCATTTGGTGGTAGAACACCAACAAGCATAAGAAGATATAAACGTTCTTATAGTGCTGAATTTAACACATATTATATAGATAATTTCAATTAGAAAGAAGGTATAGCACATGGCTTTAAAGAATAATATAAAACAAACAGATATTATGATATATTTGACAAATAAGTTCAATGAAAACTTTTATGGCATACCTTTTTCATTAGGTTATTATAATTTTTGGGGAAGCAATGGTAACGTAGAAGGTCTTGATATATTTTGGTATAAACCAAATCTAAACGATAAAGGTTTATTTGATATTGGTGAAACCTTTGATTATGAAACATATGTTGAAAAGAAATATAGAACAACCACAATGGACGTAAATGTTAGTGCTGGCGATTATGCTGGCTTACCTAATATTCAATTTGCTTCATTTACTGCTGATATTGAGATTTTAGTTTATGCTGACGATAAGTTAATTCTTCAAGCAACAAAAGAAGCATTAGAAGAAGTAAGGAATAATTTAATTGGTAATGAAGATATTGTTACTGTTAAAAATAGAAATGAAGAAGCAGTAGAAGAACAATATGTCAAGATCGTAACAAATGCTAACGGTATTGATTATGGTAGTTCAATAAACATTAAAGGTAGAAACTTCATGGTGATGTCAATGCAAGTTGATGTAACGGCTGGTGTTAATGTTGAATTTGGTAACCAAGCGAAATGGACTATATCAAAATATGATGACGAAGATATAGAAGGAGAATACGAAGTTATTCCGATTATTGCAAGTTTTGGTGCAACACAAGATTTAGAACCAATGCAATATCTAAATGGTTTTACAGTAGAACAACAAGAAAGAGCAAGACAAATACATAATTATGTTAAATCACGTGGCTTTGCACTCACTATGACATTCTTTGTTGATTTTAGTGATACTATTGTTAGAGATTTCTTCAAACAAACATTTATAAAACCAGCGATACCACCACAATATCATATTAAGACACAGTTTACTGAGTATGTTAATGGCATAGCAACTGAACCAACTGACTTACTATTAGAAAATGATTATGTATATGGTGATGCTAATATTGAAAGCATTGAATATGGCGACGTTATAATTGTAAGTGTAGGTTTTGCAGTTGGAATAACGGAGGAATAATATATGGCTCATGATATAAATATTATTAATAGAACAAGTGCGTCTGGTAGAAAATCAAGAACTTCCGCAACACGCTCAGTTAAGAAAATAACAACAAGTGGTAAGACTAATAAAGCAAATAATGTAGCCAAAGCACTAAGAACGGTTAGAGGTGCTAAAAAGATGTCGCCATTAGAAATGGCAGTGGCGGGAACAGCGATAGGCATGTTAGTTAGAGAAGGTGTCAAAACAGTAAATAAAGGTGTTGACATGGTTCTTGACTATCAAACAGCCAAAACGGGCGAAGAAGTTACTTATGGTAATATTAAAAGAGTTAAGAATTATATAATGAACCCTGTAAGTTATCTTATAGATAGCACATGGGGAGCAAGACTTATAGAAATGCAAAATAAACGTAGAAACGCAATAAACGATTATTATCAAGGTTTAACTGGGAATATGGAATACAGTGAGGCTTTTGGTAAAAAATAGCCGTAATCGTGCATGAAAGGGCTGTGAGAGCATGTTAAAGTATAAAGTGTTAATCAATGGTGAAGAAGTAGAACGAGTTTCCATTGGTGCTAAGATAATTGAAAAGTTAGAAGAAGCAATGGACACAGCGACTTTGAAACTTAAAATAACCGATAGGCCTAATGAATTTCAAATGTATGATTTGCTACAAGTGATTATAGAAGACGAAGATAGCGAACAAACAATATTTGATTTCTTAATCAACGGCGATCGTGTTGAAGAAGGTTCTAAATATGGTATATATATACATAATTTAGACTTCATAGAATATACATATAAATATAATAATTATATGGTTCAATCTTTAACAAGAACTAAAAATATTAAAAATAATAATCCAGCACCTTTTGTAGTTAGTGATTTGAATGAGTTTAATAGATTTTATTGGATACCACCTATTGATGTCAAAACGAGTTACTATGCAAATGAAACAATAACTTTTAATCAAGTTGTGCAAGGATATCAATCTATTGATGTTTATGATGGATATAGTTCAACATATGAAAGAGTTGACACATATATACAAATTGTAGGGCAAACTTCAACAAGACAAATATTAAGCAATGATGACGCAACATTTAATTTAAGTGCTGGCGACTATGAATTAGAATATGGATTTGTTGCTTCAACAACTGAAAATTCATATGATATTTTAGAAGGTTCAGACCAATGGTTATATAGATTTAATATAAGAGTTATAAAAAGAGAAGAAGTTAGTGTATTAGACCTACTCAACTTAGTTAGAACAAATGTAAGTGTTGGTGGTGGCATTGAAAGCAAATTATATTTTGATGATACGAGATTATTTGATATTGACCCAGACATACAAGATTATTTAGCAAGTGTTGAAGCACCACAAATATTCATTCAAAAGGCAACGTTAAGACAAGTTTTAAATAGTATTTTCTTATATGTTAATGCAATTAGTAGAGTTAAATGGAATGACGAAGATATTGACGAACTTACAGTAGATTGGTTTAATCAAATCAACGGTTCATTCTCAATGAAAAATATTGCTAACTATACAACACAACAAACAGCAAATGAATTAGCAAGCAAAGGCATAAGTTATAGCGAACGTGCATTACCAGACAATAGAGAAAGAGCAAACTTAAAATTAGCAAGTCAAAACCAATATATGACAGTTCGTTCAAGTAACATTCAAATTGTTGACGGTAAGTTTGGTATTGACCTTAATGGTAAAGCAATATACGAACCGAAGAAATTAGTAGTAAAATTATATGATGTTAAATTTACAGCATTGACAACAACAACCACAAGAGAAGTTTTATTATATGATGAATTAGAATTAGATTTAACACCAAGATTTATAAACGAAAACGAATGGGCAATTAAAGATTATACAACTAACTTCCCTGCAACAACATTGTTAGAAATGTGGGATGAAAATGTTGGTTTAAGAGCAAATAAAGTTGGTAACATAGCGTGGACGCAAGGTAGCACATACATAAATTTCAGTGAAGTATATGGTGAAGTATTCCAACAATCTTTAATTATGAATGTAATTAGAGAAGGGTTGAATGAGTTTTTAACAAGAAATGCACCAGAACCTATAATAAATGTGACGGGTGCAATGTTATTTGATTATTCATACTCAGTTTCAGGGTATCAAAATGGAACATATACGAACGATATAATAAATGTTTCAACATTAGACTACGAATATTTAGAGTTTGGACTTGAATATATTACACAACAAGACACAACACTTGAAGCCGATCGTGAAGATACAGAAGTCATGCCTTATTATGCGGAAGCAAAAATGAACCAAAATGATAAGGTAACCAACGTAGAGTTAGCAAGTAGAAGGTTATATGGCGTAGTTCAACGTAGTGGGACACCTAAAAGAACGTTTATTAAATATCATACGAAGTTAGAAGATATACTTCCTATGGGTTTAATAGACAGTGATAACAATATTATTACGCAACGTGGTATAGAGTTACAAAACAATTATTTGAAAGCAACATATACAACAACGAAATACCACAACCGTTCAAGTTTATTTGCTGGGCTTCAACAAGATTATCGTGCGTTTGAGATACCGACAACAAGCCAAGTGTATAGAAGAATTGAAGCATATACAGATTATATATTGATTAGTAAACCAACAAACAATATTTCTAATGAAAAAATAGTAACTAAAATATACGGCAATGATACATTAGAACTTATGTTTGGTATATTAACAAACAACAGCACATTAAAGAGTGCTAATACTAAGGTAACACATGCTTATGTAAGAACTGACGGTTTCTTAGAAAGTTATCCGAATGACGGAACGTATGATTATGCAATATCAACACCTGTTAATAGTTTTGGAACGAAAGGTGAATTAACATTTGAGTTTGGTTTCATGAATAACCTAATTGCTGGTAATGGCATTTATACAGTTACTTCAAACAATGATGATTTAAGATACAACAACGCTATCAAATATACCGATAGTTTAGGTAGATTTACTGAATTATGGTTTCAATTAAACACAGTATATGATAACCCTTCAACAGCTGATAATTGGACTGATATAGAAAGGTTAGATAATTACCCACTTGTAAGAAGCGACGAAGCTACTTTTGGAACAACTTCAACAATTATGTATCAAAGTGGTTCAAAAGTTTTCAGTTCTGGGGCAAATGATAATTTAATTATTACAAAAGATAGTTCTCAAAGTATTATCATAGATTATAAAAATAGGTTTGCTGTGTTAGATACACTTCATTACATTATAGGACAAGCATTTTATAGTAACAACTTCTTAGTATATAATGATTTTAGTGATAATCTATATGTATATGTATATAGTGCTTCAACCGAATGTTCGTGGAATGAAGTTGGAAGTTCTTACACTTCTAATCAAGACTTAACATATAACCCAAGTTGCACTGACGGTGGGACAAGAACATTATGTATTCCGTTTGAAGGAAGTTATACATGTCAAGACTATGAAGGTGAAGTAACAGTTTCTGAGCCAACACAATCTACACAATATTATTTATTTGACGATTTGCGTGTTAAGAGTGGTTGGACAAGCAAAGTATTATTAGAAAATGGTGTGAACTGCGAATGGGATACAACAAATAATACATTTAGATTTTTAGGAAGTTTACTTACAACGATCGAAAGTAGTTTGAATTGGGCTATTGGCGATGACTTAGAAGAATTATATTGGGCATGTAATTATAATTATAATGGTTTTGACGTTTTTACAAGTCATTTTAAACCTAATCTAAAAGAAATAGGGAACAAATTATTCCCACAAACATTAGATACAAATATAGTAATTGAAATAATAAATAATATTTATAAATTCAATTCTAATCAATCAATATCTAATATTCAATCATTTAGTAAAACAAGTAAAATATATTATGCAACAACAGTTCAAAAAGGCGAAGATTACAACATAGAAATATACAACACATATAAATTAAATTCAAACAAATCAATATCAAGCATAAGTTCATTTAGTAAAACAAGTAAGATATATTATACAACAAGTCTCGAAACATCATCATTTGAGTTGTTACCACCTACATTGACAATATCAAGCATAGGAGAAACTTATGTCGGTGTGATACTTAAAAACAATAATAATTATGCAGTTACAGGTTTCTACGGTATTGATGATACTACACCTAACAATACAATATCATTAAGTGCAAATCAACAAAGAAGTTTTACTATCACAGGATTAACAAGTGGGACAAATTATACACTATACGCAAGAGTTGCATACAATGGCGAATATAGTGAGTTAGTATCAGAAAACTTTACAACTGCCGAACCACCTGAATATGGTTGGGAAAGCGGTGGAAGTTCACCGAGTGGCGGAACAACATGTAATGATGAAAGTGATTTAGGAAACGTAAGATGCGATAGTTCAGTTCAATGTGTATGGAACACAGTGGGTGGAACTTACACATCATCAACAAACGATACAGTTAATCCAAGTTGCACTGATGGTGGAACAAGAACATTATGCGTTCCAAGTGGTGGCAATTGGGTATGTCAAGATTATGAAGGAGAAGAAACAACAGTATATACAAATTGTGAAACGTGTGTGATAACAAATGATTAAATTAAAAGTAGAAAATGACATGGTGGTTGGGTTGCCTGAAACGGTAGCCCAAGACTACCAACCAAAAGAAAATGAAATATTGGTGGAAGAATTACCACATGTAGATTTGAAAGAAAACGAAAGAGCATATATCTATTATAGAAACGGTAAAATAGAATATGAAATAAAGGAGAGATAATATGGAAATATCAACAACGGTTTATAATGCAATGTTAGACAAGTATTTTTACAATGGCGGTAATGTATTGTATGCTGTGTTATATGATAATACAGATACACAAGTTGGTTTTCAAACTGTTTCGTTTCCACAATCAAGTGGTGGTGAAGTAGAGAATTCAGCAGCGATAATTTTTACAATAGATGCAGGAGATACAGTTGCTAAATTAGAAATTGAAGATGAAACAAACTTTCTTATATTAGAAGAAGATTTAGAAGACAAAACATTTTCAACACAAGGGACTTATTCTATCAATGTTGTGAATGTAAAACTTGAAGGGGATGATTAAAAATGTTAACAACAAGCGTAATTAACGGCA